ACCACTGTTGATGCTGACCTTACTACTGATAACGCTAGATTTATTACGGGTGGGGTAACTGTATCTGGAAATGTTGTTACTGTGCCTGTAACTGGTTTTTATCAAATTAATACGGTATTGCGTGTTGATAACATAGGTAGTGGGTATGTTGAAATTAGGCAAAGAGTAAACGATACAGCTGCTAATTCTCTGAATATCGCTGTTCAGGCCCCTTCTGCCACTTACGAAAAACTTGTTCTTACTGAAGTGCAGTATCTTCAAGCAAATGATGAGATTCATTATTATGTTCAAGTTAGCAATGATACATCATGGGAAATTGAAGATAACTCTGTAATTAGTGGTATACTTATAGGATAGGAGACTGATATGGCACTGACACGATTAAACAATCAGGCTCTCCCTGCTGGCTCTGTTTTGCAGGTAAAAAGTGATATTTTAACAGGGGCTGTATCTACTTCAGGCACAACTTTTGTTGACACTGGGCTGTCTGTTGACATCACGCCACGCTCTACGTCCAGTAAATTTTTAATTATAGTAAATTTGGGTCTTGTCGGTGTGGATACGAGCGATGGTGTTATGACTAAACTTTTAAGAGATTCTACTGAGATAGCTTCTGCAACTGGTGCAGATACACGAAATCTTTTTACACAGAGTTACTACAATGAATCCAATAATTTTATAGGAACTAGCAATCACTTTTTTGATACGCCTTCTGCATCATCACAAATTACTTACAAGCTACAATTTGCAATGACAGGCTCAACAAACACAGGCTACATAAATAGAAGAGCCAGTGATAATTTTGCTAGAACAAGCTCTAATTTTACTGTCATGGAAATAGCAGGATGAACCAGAACGATATCCCATTAGTGGCTGGTGGCCTGTCTGCTCCGTGGTGGGTAGGCGCACTTAATGAATGGTTGGGTTTGGTTGCTGTGGTTTTGACTATAGCTATGCTGGTAAGAAATCTATGGAAGGGTAAGAAGTAATGTTGCAAGCATTAATAGCACCGATAGCTAACATTGCTGGTTCATGGGTTGAGAGCAAGGTTGAAACACAGAAAGCTAAAGCTGCTGTTGCCAAGCGTGTTGCTGCTGGCGAACAGGAATGGAATCTTGAACAAGCAAAGAACTCTTCATCAAGTTGGAAAGACGAGTGGCTAACAATTCTTGTAAGCATTCCATTGATACTAGCCTTTACTGGTAATGAAGACATTGTTGAGCGTGGCTTTGCTGCACTTGACACGATGCCAGATTTTTATAAGACTGCGGTTGGCGTGGTATTTGCTGCGTCATTTGGGGTACAGCAGTTGACTAAGATGTTTAAAAAATGAATCAATCTAAATTTTTAGAACTTGTTGCCAAGCACGAAGGGCTGCGTCTTGAGATGTATCATGACACAGTAGGTGTGCCGACTATTGGTTATGGGCATAATATGATGATGCCTATATCAGCAGAAGCGGCAATGGTTATTCTTCAAGATGATGTTGAGATTGTGTTCACAGAATTAGATGACCGTATGGATTGGTGGCGTGACTTGCCAGAGCCAGCACAAATGGTTATTGCATCTATGGTATTTAATATGGGCTGGCCTAGGTTTTCCCAATTCAAAAAGTTTATCGGGGCGTTAAAAGACCGCATGTGGGATAAAGCTGCACATGAAATGGAAGACTCACTTTGGTTTAATCAAGTAGGGAATCGTGGCAAGGAATTGCGTGACATGATGTTAGAATGTAATGGAAAAGAAAGCTGAAATTGAAGCGGCATACGATACATACGGTAATATTAGAGATGCGGCAAAATCATTAGGCATCTCAAAGAGCGAGTTTCATCGCAGACTTAACGAAGTCAAGAACCAATCATACATTCTGCCAGAGATACCAGAAGATGATTTGCCTGTTGAGGATATAGTTAATCATCTTCATAAACGATTTAAGCAACGCAAACACTTTAAAGAAGCTACACGCTGGTATAATATTGAGATGAAGTCCGATGATCCCATCGGGCTTTTGTGGTTAGGCGACCCACATATCGATGATAATTACTGCGATTGGGATTCATTACGCTCTCATTTGTCCATAATAGCCTCACACACGCACATCTATGGCTGTTCGGTAGGTGACTACCAGAATAACTGGGTTGGCCGTCTGGGGCGATTGTACGGCGAACAGGACACATCCCATAAAACAGCATGGAAGTTAGTTGAGTGGTTGATAGGCGAGATGAATCCGCTTGTTCTCATTGGCGGCAACCATGACATGTGGTCTGGTGCTGGCGACCCGTTGAAATGGATAGCTAGTGGTCACACCATTCGTGAAGATTGGGAGGCTAGAGTCAACCTTCGGTTTCCAAATGGACGGCAGTGCCGCATACACGCGGCTCACGACATGTCGGGCCATAGCCAATGGAACTCGCTTCACGCCCAAAACAAAACGGCTAGGTTTAAAGGTCATGCCGAGTTGTACATAAGTGGACACAGGCACAACTGGGGCTTGGCGCAAATTGAAGACGTGGAAAAGAAAAGTACAGCGTGGCTTGCCAGATGTCGTGGTTATAAATTCCATGACACTTACGCTATGGTCAAAGGTTTTGATCAGCAAAACTTTGGACAAGCTATCTTTCAGTTGATAGACCCTCAATCTAATTCACCTACTTCTTGGGTTCAATGTTTTGTTGATCCGCAAGCAGGTGCAGATTATCTTGACTATCTGCTATCGCTTCGGCAGTGATGGCAGCATAGCCAGCTAGGTCTACCCAACTATCTTCGTGTGCTGGTGTTTCCATCAGGCGTGATATTTTTACTATCATCATCATGATGCCAACATCCTCTACACTGAATTCTGTATCCGCATATGCTGACCAGATTGCTGCGATGCGTTCAAAGTTTTCTGCTGGTGAGCCATAGTCTGTGCCTCTTGATTGTACAGCATCGTGTGCTTTAGATAGTATATCTATCCTGTTCATACTTCTTTGACCTCAATAAAATGTATATCACCTATTACTGCTTTTTGTAGTTGTGTAGGGTTCTTAAACTTCCGCAGTTTGTTTTCTACTATGAGTTTTGCTTCTGCTGTATTTTGGGCAGCAAAGCAAAACTCAACAAAGTGTTCAACAACAACGCCCACTTTGTAGGGCGTTGCGTTGTATGGGTTGGCTGTCGTTGTGCGATTAGAACGGGATGTCGTCATCTATTGTTCCCCCATCGACTGTTGCTGGCTGGATAACTTGTTTGTTTTCTGCTGGCTGCGTGTCTGTGTTTGGTGTGTAAACACTAAGCCCCATGTAGTCTGAGCCATTTTGTGATTTGTTTTTGTAGGCAGATATGTTTTGCTGTCCAATCTTGCCGCCGTAATTTGGCTTGCCTTCTGGTACATCAGCACCGTTGTCATGCATCAAACCTACTTCGATAAAGACAGCTAGCTTGCGCTGTCCATTTATCTCTTTCTTGAACAGCACACAGCGTGGCTCGTATGCATCATCAATGTGCTTTGCCCAGTATTCAATGTTGAGCTTGCCTGACAAGATTGGTTTGCCAATGTATTGCTCATCTTTTTCTGTAATGGGGAAGACTCTGCCTTTGTTTGGGCTAAGTTTGTTATCCATGTATTGCTCCTAATATTCTGACGGTTGGTCTGTTGGTGTGTTGTGTGGCATTGGTTCTTTCCAAATTTTTGGTTCTGCTGCTTTATTCCCATCGTCATCTTCTGACGGTAGACCAAACGCAGCTTGCAAACCATAGCGTTTGGCATAGGTAATGCCTGACCCCATCTTCTGTGGATTAGTCAGGTCTTGTGCCACAATGGGTGTGCGGCTTACCAAATTATCACCATTGACATGCATAACAATAGTCTTGACAAACATGCGACCATTATCATCCATATCAATTAGCTGTGTATATGTCAGGCCATGCTGCCCTGCTTTGCGGCAAGCAGCAATCACTTCTTCTAACGTAGAATATGTTGAACGGAAGTGTGGGTTCTTGCCGTCTTTGCTAGCCTTCACTTCTGCTGCATGCCATGAAATAAATGCATCAGCAATAGATAGTTTTTTCTCTGCCATTGTTACCTCCTAGTCAGAGTTGATTGTGATACGACAAGCACCACGCTTGTCACGCTTGATAGTCAATAGATCACAATAGACTTCACGTTCTGTGTCTTTTACCATTGACCGCAATTCTTTTTTGACAGCCTCATGCTCTTTGGCTGTTTGTGAACTATTCACAAATCTGTGAGCAGCGTCCATAAATTCGTTGTCTTTGCTTGCATCACGCATAACAAGACCATCAATCTTGACGTTAGACCAATCAATTTTGTTAGCATGATTCTGCACTGGCTCAACATCAGCCTCAACCATTTGCCAGAATTGATAGGCTTGTGTGCTGACATTTTTCCAATAGTCTTCTTCAAAGTCTACCATGCAATATTCCCATAGATTCCCAAAGATGACAGAGAACACAGCTTTTTGCAGCTCATGCACACGCATGTACAAGTGTATTTGTGGTAGGTATGCATCTAGCATATCTGACATGTTGCGATAGCTTGCTGTGTGTTTACACTCGACAATCATAGCTACGCCGTCTTTGTCGTAAGCTATACCATCTGCTCTTGCTTGATAGGGAACGCCAGATATTTTTTTGCGTATAATGTCTGGGCTTGTTATCACATCCCAGCCAGTACACTTA